GCATAACCCTTACCTGTAACAATTACATCCATTTGTCCATTTTGAACAAAGTCAGGCTCAATACGCTCTAAGCGAGTCCAGTTGTTGTCACCCGGCTGTTGAGTCGAGCCAACCAACCCGGCCAAACCACCAAGGCTTGGTGTCTCAAACATTGAATAGATTGCATCGACGTTCGTCAAATAAACTTGATCTGTGCCGGTTTCGTGTTGCCACACTGTATAACCATTGGCATACAAAGTTGTGGCCCCTACGGCCGTTCCTGTGGGGTTGTTGACGGTGTATGTGCCAGTCCCACCGGTTCCAGTTCCTTGAGCGGTGATAACCATCTGATCTAAGACACCCAGACCTTGCAGAATCTGACCCACAAAAATGGTTCCGTAGTTCATGGCGGTGACCGTCAACGTCGTACCGCTCACCGAGCCTTGGAACGAAACAATCGGAGTGGCGTCCGTGCCGCCCCAAATTGGTTTGGGGAACACTTCAGTAAAGATACCAGCCGAGCGACGAGAGCCGGGTGCAGAACCAGCGTCATACCATGTCTTCTCACGCACGTTATAGATCACCGCATCGGTGCATTCTGTGGCGTCACCGCGGGGATAGAACCACCAAATTTCACCCCAGCGAGGAACTTTCGTGCACCAGATTTTTTGGCGCTGGCTGAAGTTGACGTTATCAAAAAACCAGTTGAAGTTTTGCGTGTTTGGTATTTCTTGAACAGTACCGTTGTACATCAAGAACCGGTCAACGCCGCACCAGTAATAGATGCCGTCATACTCAATGACAGAACTGGACGACATGATCGAACTTTGCTGGGTCAATAAGTCATAGCGCCAGTAGAGCGTAGACGTTCCCACGTTTTGGGGCGCATAGGACACACGGATAACCGAATCCAGCGACCAAAACAGCCCAGAGGGTGATGTAGTCCCGCCACGAACTGGAAGCCCCTTCACGATCTTTGTGGCGGCCACGTTGTTGGCGTTGGCGTCAGCGCTTGTCCAGTTGGTGAAGTCACCGGCCGCGCAGTTTTGAATCAAACCATTGTCGCCATACACGAACAAGTAGGGGTACAACATCACGATGCCACCAGACACAGAGATGTTGTTGTCAAAGGTCAATGTCACCGTGCCGGATGCAGTGGCGGCGTTGTTCAAAGTTGCCGTCCAAACACCTGCCACGGTGGCAGCAGACACCACATAAGTGTTGGCAGGGATGCCAGTTCCTGTCACGGTCACACCCGGCCCGATGCCAGCGATGGTGGTGGCAAACGTAACTGTCTTCAGCGTGTTTGTCGTTGTCCCTGCGGCCGTAAATACACCGACCGGCGCCAGAGTTGTACCAGTAAACGGCCCAAACAAAGGACGTGTTTTTGTGGTGCTCGAGATGAAGTTGAGATTCTGTCCGGGGTGAGCAATTAACTGAAGAGCATTACCACCAGTTGAGTCCCAGCCAATGTCGAACTGCCACAAGTTATTGGCGTTTGGGGTGAACGATGAACTCAGCGAGAACGGTGTTGGCCCAGTACCAATGGCCGTCACGTTGTTGGTGACCCATTGTTGAATGCCTGCGCTGTAGCCCGAGATGATGTAGTTGAGGCCGTTTGAAGCGCTCATGGTAATACCACGAGAGATGCCCGAAGCGTTCAAGAAGGCGCCGGTGTAGCCACCAATTTTTCTGGGCAAGCCACGCTGGAAACGCACCCACTCACCGTCGACATAGGACGGCGCAGCAAATTGAGTTCCATCCCGCTGTATACCCGGCGGGATTTGTAGGGCTATGACTTTAGATGTCAAAACGAACCCCCGCTGATGCCACTCAATACAGTCAATCCAGTTGAACTGAAGTAAGCCTGCTCAGAGCCGTTGATTGTGATACCCACTTGGTTTGAGTTGGGCAGATACAAACCAGTTGTCAGGTTACCCACAAAGTTCAGCGACGGGTTAGTTGATGATCCCACGCTCAAGGTCAGCGAGGTGACGTTGTTGGACACAGTCGAAACAGCATAGACGTTTGTGCCATCGCACACCATCGCAACGGTTGAGCCATTGGGGATAGTTGTTGTTGCACCACCGCCAACGCTTGTCTTAAAGGTCAGCGTGTATGAACCAGTTGTGTTGTTGGTGATGACATAAAACTGAACCGTGGAAGGAACAACCACGTTTGTGTTTTGGCTCAGGACACCTGAGTATTCTTGCAACGTATAAGAGGCTTGGCTGGATGTCAGCGTAATCGTGGCGCCAGCGCCGGTCACTGAGATTTGTTCTTGCGTGAAAGAGAAGATCGCGCTTTGGCCATAGCCCCAAGAGTTGTATGTTGACGTACCGTCGGACACCAAGGCAAATGACTCACCGATTTGCAACTGGGTTGAATTTGAAATGCCGTCAATCGTGTCCGAACCAGAGGTCTGAACCGTCAAGATACCGGTGCCGTTGTTCTTGACAATGGTGAACCAATTCGCGCCAACACCTGATGCACTTGGCAAAGTAATCGTGCCAGCACCACCTTCCCACACAGACAACTGTGACTGAGCGTTTGCGCTCAGGGTAGAACTGGAGTAGTAACTGGTGATGGGTGTGATGGTGTTCAGCGTTGCGCCCAGAGCCTCTAAGCCATATCCAGCCAACTGTGAGGCGTTGGCGGATGACGTACCAGCACCCAACTGAACCTCAGTCCATGTACCGTTGACAGTTGAGTTGTTTGTCAGCCAAATGTAGTACGCAATCCCGGAGGCCACGGACACGATGGTGTTGCCAGAAGTGTCAGCCACCGTGAATGAGTTTGAACCCACGTTGCGCACGATGATGGCTTGGCCGGTCGACACCTGAGTGGCTGGGGGCAACTCCAAGAGCAAAGCGTTGGCGGTGATTGTCTCAGCCGTGCCGATTGTTTGCGAGATGCTGATGGTGTATGTGCCTGTGCCGCCAGAACCGCTTCCAAGGGCTGTAATGGTCGTTCCTGAAGCGATATTCGTTCCGGTGATCACTTGACCCACGGCAATCGTTCCAGAGGTCACAGAGGTCACAGTCAACGTCACGCCTGAGATTGTTCCGCGGAAAACCGCACCACCGATGGTGGCAGTCACGTCAATGATGTTGGCCGAAACAACCGTGTTGTTGCCGTTGATGGGCCACGACAAGGGCGTGTTAGCGCTGATCGTCAGCGACTCGTAAGAGACTTGGCTCGGTGAAATTGTTTGGCCGGTAAACGGACTGATATATGTGGTCATGGTTTGCCTTAACTGTCAACAGCCACCGCAGAACGGTCGCCAACGCGGGATACGTCTTCGGTCTTGAGGGCGTTCAATGCTTCGGTAAACATCTGACTCCACAGAGCCAGTCGAGCATCGTTCTTCAAGAATGGGGCTGTTTGTTTCAATGTGCCAAACAGCATGGCATTGGGTGCATTCTGTGTGAGCCAGTTGGTTTGGTTGTTTGAGTCCAGCGGCTGGAGTCGGGTGTAGCACAAAGCTTCAAAACTGTATGCCGCATCAGGTGTAGGCGCCACGAACCAATGGTCGTAATCGTAGTCGGCGTAATACAGCGGCTGTGCGGTTGCGCTCACCACGGGCCAGTAGTTGTTTAGGTATTCCAGTTTGCGCAGCAGCAAAGGTTGTTTGTTGCCAGAACCGTCTACCAGTGTCATGGACACAGTCTTGCGCCAACGTGCGGGCTTTTGGATAACTGCGCTACCAGCTTGGAGGGTTGAATCAACAACTTCCAGTTGGCCCAATGTTTTGATTTCTTGGGCGATCTCAAACTCAGCCAACGAGATGGCTGTGGGGATAAAGTTGACGACCGCTTGGTCTTGCCGCTCCAAGTACTGAAGGACAGTACTCGTTAGGGAATCATAGGTGAGGACAAAGCTTGGTGTGGTCATACCTTATTTTCCCATTAGGAGGTGAGAACAGCAAGCGCATGTTCTGCGTGTTTACGGCGTTCTTCAAGGCCAATTGTGCCACCATTGATGATCTTTGTGCATTTGATGAAGTCCCAAGCTTCCGCGGGGGCGTTCAACTTGTGCGTGTCCCAAAACCATCCAGCGGTCAGGGCTGCGTATTCTGGGGTGGCGATGAGTTCGGGGTGCATGACGAAGTCGAACCCGAGCGCTTGTCCCGCGTGATAATAATTTGCGTGGCCGGTAAGCTGAACGCATCCCCGCCCTCGAAAACGAAACCCGTCGCCAGAAGCTTCGTCACGGTTGCCCATTCGGTTTGCGTAAACCATGTTGGCAATTTTCTTGGGGTTTCCTGCATATTGATTGGCAATCTCTTGTGTGGGGAAGCGTTTATCCCAAAGCCGCATCAACGTAGCCGCTTTGTAGTTTAGGTTTTCTTCCAGAATCCTAAAGTTAGCGCACTCATGCCCACATTGCCCAATGAACATGGCTTGTTGCTTGGGCGTTGAGATGCTGAACCGCTCGAAGGTCTTGTTCAAGCCATCAACCCACGCGGGGCTGATACCCAGCTTTTGAAGTTGATCACTGTTTAACATTGACCTTGTCCTTTACTGCGTTATAGGTGTCGATGCAGGCGTTGAGGCGGGTGATGGCGAGGTCTCCGTCTGCTGCGATGGTGACAATATCTTTAAGAGCCTGTCGCTCAGATTCGGCTCCATCTTTTGTATCTCCTCCGGCAGATCCGGCATCTGTACTGGCTTGAACACTACAGGTGGAGGGGAAGCGCAACTCGCCAGAGTCAATGCGCTTAAAAGTATCAGTCTTTTTGGCTTGAATAGCATTGCTTGCCTTTCGGAGTGCAGCGGTCTTGTCTTTAAGGGTTTGTGCCAGTTCGGCTTCTTTTTCTCGAGCCTCGGCGTTCAATCGGTCGATCTCGGCTTTGTCTTCAGCCACACGGCGCTCATAGCCCTTGTGATCTGCGACGTAATAACCGCCACCCAGAGCCATTACCACGCCACCGATTTGCATCAGCAGGGCATAGGTGGCGATCACCGGCAGCAGTTTGGCGAAGTAACTGACCCCATACAAGGCCACGCCAGCG